CTCCCCCGGAGTGGGAGACGTGATGACCGTGGACTCGGAGTCCCTGCTCGTCCAGGACCGCAACTGGGTCACCACCGCTCAGACGCAGGTCAGCGGAGCTACGACGGCAAGCACGGCAGACAATGCCCTGACTGTCAGCGGCGGCACGTTCTACGCCGGGGAGACCCTGCTGCTGGACAGCGAGCAGATGCTCATCACCTCCGTGACAAGCCCTGTGCTGACCGTCAAGCGTGCCTGGAACGGCACGGTACTTGCCACCCACTCCGGCGCCACGATCTACGCAGGACGGCTCCTGAGCGTCGGGAGGGGCTTCGGCGGGACCACTGCCGCGACCCACTCGAACAATGCCGCAGTCACCATCGCCACGATTCCCGGCAGCGTCAAGTCCCTGGCAATCGCCGAGGCGCTGAACATCATCCAGCAGGAGACCTCCGGATATGCCAGGCAGGTCGGCGAGCCCGGAGCGGCAATTCCCGCTACCGGAGGATCCATCCCGGACCTGCGCGATCAGGTGTACCAGCGGTACGGGCGCAAGGTCCGCAGGCGGGTGATCTAGATGATTATCACCGACACGAGCACTCACGGTCCCGTATTCGACGGGGAAGCTGAGGCGATTCTCGATCACTATGCAGAATCAGCTAAGCAGAAGATTGCCCAGGAGGGTATTAACCGCATCCACGTGCGTCTCGGAGAAGTCCTCCGCCACGACACCGGACGGTATGAGTCGGTTATCCACACCGAGCGCCAGGTGGATGACATCATCATCACCGATACGCCTGTCGTGTACGGTCCCTGGCTTGAGGGAACCGGCAGCAGGAACTTCCCGAAGACCAGGTTCCGGGGATATCACACGTTCCGCCTTATCTCCCAGATGCTCGATGCTGATGCCGGGGATATCGCAGAACGCGAACTCCGCGATGGCGGTTACATCGAGGAGCTGAATTTGTGACGTTTAACCAGGCTGCGGTCAGCTCCCTGTTCGACCAGATCACCTCGGATATTGCCCAGCTGGGTGTTTTCGAGTCGGTGAACAAGCATGAGCCGAAGAGCGCACCGCAGAACGGCATGTACGCCTCCGTGTGGATGGACTCGGTGACTCCCGTGGGCAGGGCGTCAGGTCTTGCCGCCATCTCCGGAGTGGTCACGTTCAACGTCAGGATCTATTCCTCGATGCTCCAGCAGCCCCTCGATGAGATCGACCCGGGCGTGATGACAGCCGTCTGCGCAGTGCTCAATGCCTTTAGCGGGGAATTCACCCTCGGGGGAACTGTCCGGGATATCGACCTGCTCGGGATGTACGGACGGTCCATGAGCGCTCAGGCGGGCTACATCAATATCGACAACAAGATGTTCAGGGTCATGACCATCACGATCCCCGTGATCGTAAATGACATGTTTACGGAGGCTCCCTGATGGCTAAGACCAGCGGGTCACCTCCGGTACTGATTAGGCTGATTAGGCATCGGTCGCTTATTAAGCTGCTGCTCGGAGCGGGTCGCCCAGCGGCAGTTGCCCGGACGATAGTCGCCGCAGTTATTGGGATAGCGGTCAATCGAGTACTCCAGACCGGGACGCTCACCCATATCTTCCAGGAAGTTCTCGAAGATAAGCCAGCGAGGGTCAACCCTGATCCCAAGGGAAGCGTAGTCCTCCCGATGTTCGCAGCGGTATTTCATCGACTGCCAGGACTTATAAGTCGGGGATACCCAGCGCTTGCCTGTAACCGGATCAATTCCCGTATGTCCGTGCTTCAGGTTTGGCTGACGACCGAGCATATCAGGACGCTTCTTGTCACTCCAAGGACCACGGTGGCGTCCGCACTCGCAGCCTGGTTCACATTTAGCCATATCACCATTGTACATGTTATCCCAATAGGAGGCAATTAACATGGCGAAAACCTCTGGATTGGGTGACAATTTCTACATCGCGGGATTCGACCTCTCCGGAGACGTCGCGAGCCTGGACCAGATCAGCGGCGGACCGGCATTGCTGGATGTCACCCCGATCAATAAGAGCGCCCATGTCCGTCTTGGCGGGCTGCGTACCGGGGCGATGAGCTTCACCAGCTTTTTCGATGCTGCCGCCGGGGCTGAGCATCCCGCGCTGAGCACTCTCCCCCGCACCGACGTGATCGGCACCTATGCCCGGGGGACCACGGTCGGAAATGCTGCCGCGTGCATCAACGCCAAGCAGGTCAACTACGACCCCACCCGCGACAGCACGGGCAACCTGACGCTCAAGGTCGATCTTCAGTCGAACAGCTTCGGTCTTGAGTGGGGCAAGCAGCTCACTGCGGGACTGCGGACGGACAGCTCCGCCACTACCGGGGCGTTCTTCGATGACGGCGGGGCTACCAGCTTCGGGGGTCAGGCGTACTTCCAGCTGACCGCGTTCTCCGGTACTTCCGTCACGATCGACATCCAGTCCGCCACCACTTCCGGCGGCTCGTACACCACGACCGGGCTGACCAGCTCCGCCCTGACTGCCGTGGGTGCCCAGCGGGTTTCGGTGAGTACATCGACCACGATCAACGAATTCATCAAGGTGGTCACCACCGGGACGTTCACCAATGCGGTATTCAGCGTGGTCTTCATGCGCAACCTGACCGCCGGGCAGGTGTTCTAGTGAACGGTCTCACCCCGGTCCGGTTCGGGCACACGACGGTGAACTACTTCACCCCCGCGATGCCCGCGCACATGTACAAGACATACACGATCACCAGGCCGCTGATAACCCGTCCGGCAACCTGCGAAGAAGAGCAGTGCGCTTCGTTTACCGCAGGATGGGTGACTCTCATTGACGAGAACACCCCCCTCGGGAAGAAGCAGGCGGAATACATCCGCCACGGCAGCGGGAGGAGCTTCTCCGAGGAGAGGACCCCGGAGGGTCTTACCCGCTTCCTGTTCCCTCCCGGGCAGAAATGCTTCATGTGGGAAGAGCACCGCAGGGTCCTCGTAAAACATGACCCCCGGTACATCATCCGTGGCGGGGATTTCCGGGGGAATCCTCTCGGCAGGAAACCCGTCGTACTGTCCGCCCAGTCCTGGGTGGATGATTTCGGAGAGCATCAGGAAAAGCTCGCCGAGGCTATTCAGAGAGGTTAACAATGGCAAAAGTCTCAGGTCTCGGTGAGGTCATCACCGTCGCAGACAGCGGCGGTACCGCCCGGACCATCAGCAATGACATCACCAACTGGTCGATGTCCACTCCAAGAGGTGTCCAGGACACGACCGGCGTGAATTCTTCCGCCAATGAGCGCATCCTGCTCCTGGCTGACTATTCCATCACCCTGTCCGGGGTCTTCAACGCGGCTGCGAATAACTCCCACGACGTGTTCAAGACGGTCTCCTCGACCAGCGTGAACCGTGCGGTGAGCGTCCAGGCGACCTCCACCGGTTCCACCATGGCGACCAACTCCATCTTCAGCGATTACCAGCTGACCAGGGCGAACAGCGGAGAGCTGACCTGGCAGGCACCTGGTTCCCTCGCTGACGGCGCTGTCCCCACCTGGACCTAGCAAGACGGCGGGGGGCAGTTTCACCCGGTTCTGCCTCCCGTCAAAAACCGGGTAACCGGGCAAGGAGAAAACCATGGGATTCCGCAAGGAAGCCACTCAGTACAAGCTCAAATTCGAGGATCCTGATCTCGACGGGCTTGAGGTCATCGCGAAGTCACTCCCGCTGCGGGATTTCCTGGCGATCAACAAGCTCGCTATTGCCGCTGACGATAATGCGGAAAAGCAGGTTGAGCAGTCCGAGGTCATGCTGAAGAAATTCAGCGAGGCTCTTATCGGGTGGAATCTCGAAGACGACCGGGGCAAGCCGGTCCCGGCTACGTACGCCGGTCTCCTGACTCAGGAAGTCAGCTTTGCCATGGAGATCATCCGGGCGTGGATGGAAGCAATCGCTAATGTCCCAAAACCCTCGCCGACCGGATTGAACGGTTCCGGGACCTACCCGGAGCAGTCTATCCCGATGGAAGTGTCATAGAGGCTCCGTGGGAACTCATTGAGGCGAACATCATCCTCGGCATCTGCGACAGGTTCCACTGTCTTCCGTCGCAGGCTATCGATGAAGATGCCGGGATCATCCGCCTCATGAAAATCCAGGAACTACATCAGCCGGTAAATGCGGGAGGAGGTGAGCAGGAGTGGTAAACATCGTCGAGATCGTCGTTCGTGCGGACAACCGCACTAAAGAGGGCCTTGATCAGGTTAAGAGCGACTTCGAAAAAGCGGGGAAGCAGATTTCGTCTTCCCTGAAGCCCATCGGGATAGCGTTCGCGGGAAGCGGGCTTCTGTCCATGGCTGCTCCCCTCGGAGCCGCAGGGCTTGCTGTAGGCGCGTTCGGAGCTATTGCTGCACCCACCCTGTCCAAGGTTGAAAAGGCTCTCACTTCCACCGGCAAGGCAGGCAAAAAGGCATGGGCTGACCTCGATCCCGCCCAGCGGGGTCTCGCCACGTCCATCAAGGGGCTGGAGTCCAGCTTCGATGCCGTGGCGAAGTCCCTGGAGCCGATGGTCACCGGGGTCCTCCATCTCGGGGTGACGCTGGCTCATGACCTGCTGCCGTCGCTGAGCACTCTCGGCAGTGCCGGAGGGGCAGCCCTCAAGTCGGTCCTGACTCCCCTGGACCAGCTGGTGAAGTCCTCGGGGTTCACCACGTTCATCAAGCAGATGGCGGACTTCGCCAAGCAGGCAGCCCCCATCATCGGGAACCTGCTAGTTGGTGCTCTCAAGATCCTGATGACCCTGATGGAGCAGCTGGCTCCCCTCGGACTGAAGCTGCTCCAGGCGTTCACTCCCCTGTTCCTGGGGTTGATGAAGTCGGCGATCCCGGTGATCAAGGAACTGGCGACCGTGCTCCTGGACGTGCTGACTCCGCTGAGCAAGTACCCGAACGTCATCGGACCTCTCGTGCTGGGGTTCTACGGGCTGGTCAAGGTCGTGAAGCTGGCGCAGGCAGTGTTCGCCCTGTTCACCGCCGTGATGGAACTGAACCCGGTGATCCTCATCACCACCGCGATTATCGCGCTCGGGGCAGCGGTCTACATCGCATGGCAGAAGTCCTCGGTGTTCAGGGACATCCTCAAGGACATCGCCAAGGTGATGCTGAACGTCGGGATCGTCGTGATCCGGGCGAACCAGGCGATCGTCAATGCGTTTCTCGCGCTGGCATCGACGGTGATCCACGCTGCCGCTACGGCGTTCGGGTGGATTCCGGGATTGGGTCCGAAGCTGCGGGGAGCGGCTACCCAGTTCGATAACTTCAAGGCCGGGGTCAACAACAGCTTTGACTCGATGATCAATAAGATGCGCGGGTGGAGCGGCGAGCTTGACGCCAGCAAGAACAAGGCGAACACCGCGACCCAGATCATTTCCGGGGACTTCGGCAAGCAGCTTCTCGCGACGAACGCCTCCACCAAGGGAGTCAACACCCTCGCGCAGGCAATCGGGAACCTCCACGGCAAGACGGTCACGGTCGGGGCTAATGCCACCGCCTCGGGAAACATCTCCATTGTCGGATCAGGATGGGCTGCGGGAAGCGGCAACATCCGTTTCCACGCTGCGCAGGGTGCGTATATCAACAGCGGATCCGGTCCCACGGCTGATGACAATCTCGCGAGGGTTTCCAGGGGTGAGCTGATCGTCCCGGCGCACATGGTCAGCGCCGGATCGGTGAATCACCTGAGGGGCAAGATCCCCGGTTTCGCCGCCGGGGGAATCGTCGGGATGCCCCAGGCTGCCGCAGGATTTACCGGCAGCGACGCCAAGGAAGCCGTCACCACCGGGATCACCAACGCGATGATCGCCGCTAAGGCAAAAGTCGCCGTTGCGGCTGCTGAGGCGGTTGCTGCTTCCGCCGT